GCGATAGCCATCCCCATAATTTCTTTAAGAATCTTTTGATATGAACCATTTTTTTGCTCTCAGTCTGTTTTTAAGTGGTGAATGCTCTGCTGCTGCAAATATACTATGCAACGTGTATAGCCTGCCGTAGCGCAACACTGCGTCGCCTGTGTCTAGAATGGCGCTGTCCCAGTCAGGCATACTCAGTCCCCACCCTCGCGCTATTGCATATTCTACTAGTTTTTTTCCTGAGCTGTCCCTATCTGGTACAACTATTACTTCCTTATTTAACCTGTTGATCAGCATGGCTTGGCCGTCACTGATCGACGATCCCATTAATGCTGCGCCGCCCATATATATAGCATCAACCGGCCCTTCAAATACTAAAACTGAAACTTTTTCGTAATTCTGTGCGTCTAAATTAAACACGTAATCGCCCGGCTCTTCGGCTAGATACTTAGGGCGTTTGTCGCTGTTCACGCTTCGAGCAGTGTATCCAACTAACGTACCGTCGTGATAAAAGGGTATTATTAGTCTATCTCGATAGGCCAAATCATTGGTCCAATGAAACGGATAATCCTCTAGATATAATTCACGCGACTGCATGTATTCGACTAGTGCAATAAAATGCTTGGTTATGTTGGTATTATCTGCAATGTTCACTGCATCTTTAGGTAACTTGCCCGAATCGAATTTAGGCATCAGAGGAATATGGTCCTTGGACATAACCCCTTCGTTCTCGCGTAGTATCTGTAAACTTAGTTTGTTGATGGTACCGTCTGGTACATGCATCCATCGTAACAGCGTCTTGTACTTGTAACTAAGATTTCTACCTGGCTGCCAAGAAGCTTTAAAGTGACAGTTAAAACAATGGTAAGACACTCCACCGTCGCCATTGGCAATAAAGCCGCCTCGACCCTTTACGTCAACTGATTCTCCATTATGCTGGCAACACACTGCGTTGAAAGAAATCCAACCCTTAGGCGAAGTCTTACGCTTTGCTGGGAGATACGATAATGTTATTTCTGCTACTGCGCTCATAAGTAAATTATACTGTCAAATCAATGACTTGTCAATTAGTTTCTGATGAGTATTTTAGTTACTGTAGCAGTGGGGTTGCCGACTGACATAAAGCGCAAGTAGCTGAAGTTGCCCGTAACGTTTACAGGCTTTGGCTCAGTTTCGTTACCTGTAAATATGACCTGTTGTATATCAGCCCATGATGTACCTTCGGATATTTGAGGGTCAAGAGTACCCTGTACAATTATATCGCCAACAAAGAAGTCTGTGTAGATTGCTGCGGTATGTAAAGCTTCGTTGCTGTTGATGCTGGGTTGCGCATCAACAGCGCCTGTGAACCAGTACAAGCTGCCTGTTGCGTTCTGGCGGAACTCTGTTAAGCTGAGACTAGGTTTTGGATTTGGAAACGCTCTTGTGTCAACAAAAATAGTAGCATCATTATCAAAATTACTGTGCGAATAAGTTAGTACGTTTTGTTGAGCTGCGTCTTCTAAGTAGACGTTATATTTTAGATACTGCTGTTCAAACTTGATTAAGTCGTTCTCGGTTAGCGTTACCGTAAATAATCCGCGTGTACTGCTTGACCCGTCGTCTTGTATTACTCCGTCCTTTTCTATCGCCAACATATTGTCGTCGTCGATTGCAACAAACTTAGGGATATAACCGGACGTGTTTATAGGCCGTTGATCTGCGTTCATTAGTCTAAATTGCAAGACATTGTCTATGCCTTTATAAACTTTTATCTGTCTGCTATACATTGGTCTATACTCCGTAACGAAACCTGCCAGGTTAGCTACTATTGTGATTCTGTTTGACACTAAATACCTTGGCGTTAATTGCATACTATATTTATCGGGATCATATGTTAACAAGAGATATACAAGAAAACTTTCCCTTTTTGTCCGTAGTTACCTACGGCGGAAACGAATATGTGGGTATTATCATTAACCAAGATGCATCAGTTACGTCAATTTACGTATACACTGAACTAGTATCACATCAAGAACAGGCTAAGTTTTTAAAGCTAGGCAGCGTGTGGTGGTGGGAATCTAATAGGCTAATACCGATCAACATATTCTTAAAAAACGAAATGGATTTGTTTCGATACACAATCGTTACTATGAACTCTAAAGATGTTAGAGTCATGATCGGTCCTTGTGTTAATTTAAGCAATTTGTCTATAAAACGTGTTAAGAGGAAAAGTGTACAACTAGTTAGAAAACCTAAGGACTAGATAGCTGTTCGCACAGCAAGTTCATGTGTACCACCACGGCCATTGCGTAGCTAAACGAGTGTGCTTTCTTGAAGTAGTATTCGTCGCTATTAGGTTTAACCCAAACTTCTTTCATAATGCTATCCCAGTCTTTGCCTATTAAGTGTCGTTTAGCAGGACGAATCATCGCTAATACTGCCGCCAGCTGAAACACGTTTCTTGGCTTAGTTGCCATTAAGATGCTGTGCTGTCCGTTTAAATGAAATACTTGGTCTGCAAACTCAGCGTGTTCTAACAGTTCCCACATAGGTTCCTTGTTCATTAGTTGGGTTAGATGCTGTTCACTCTTTACGTCTTCGTAGATGCTTACATTCAAGAAATCTATTTTAAAATAGCCACGACTGTCTGCTGTCTTGTAGTCAATTGTGGCTCGATTATCAATTGGGTTGTAAGGGATTTCAGTGACATATACACCGGTTGCGTGTTTCTTATCAGACTCTAATTTAGCTGACCGATGTTTAAGTTTACTTAGTATTTCGTCTCTGTTTGGAAAATCAATGTCTATATCCACTGAGAACTCCGATGTTGGTTATGAAAGTGCTTTGTTTATTTTCTTTGCTTTCTTTTTAGCTTGATTCCACTTAACGTTAGACACGCGGTCTTTCATTGTAATACCCAACACGTGATCTAACTCATGCAGATAGCACTTGGCACTATATCCTGTAATCTTAACAGTTTGCTTTTCTAGGTTTTCGTCCCAGTACTCTGCTAATATTTCCTTAGGACGGTTTATATCAACAAACACGTTAGGAAAGCTCAAACATCCTTCTGGATCTACAGTTGTCTCCACAGTATGTTGTAGCACTGTAGGATTAATACACATTGTACTGTTGTTCAAAGAATCGCCCATAACGAATACCTTGGCGTCCATGCCCACTTGACTTGCACTAAGTCCCATGCCCTTGCTCTCTAGCATAAACTCAACTAGCTCTTTCTTGAGCTCAACAGGATCAAAGCCTGGATTGTCTAGGTCAACTTCTTTTAATTTTCTTGATAGTATCTCATCAGGATATTTAACTAACTTCATTATTGCTCCTTTATATTTAGAGGTGGCTTTTTCTTACTACATCTTTGACTAGTTTAACGTCACTAGGTTGCCGCTTAAATCGTAAAGCCCAATGCTTAGGGTCTAGTACGTGATATACCATAGTCAACTGTTCGTCAGTTAATTTATTTAACATCTCTTTGCCTGTCTTGCAGTTAAGTATGAGCCAAGGACTGACCTTGCCGTCGCGTATGTGCCATACCACTCTGTTAGGGGCTGCGTAGAGAAAGTAGTGATTCCACGAGCTGTTGTTTTCTTCTGCCCACACTGCCATTGTGTTAACACTTCGTTCTAGCGCCGTCTCTACACCTTCTTTACGTATCAACTCAGTTGCGTACTTTTCGTACATTTCTTCTCGGCACCATTGGTCCAGTTTGACACCACTAGTAACCACATAGTCGATGTACTTCTCAGGGTACAGCGGCTTCACGTTGGACAAAAAGCTACCAAACTTTACAAATGCGTTGTAGTACTGACTATTACAAAACTCTCCGTAGGTCTTGTCTTTTCTTGCGCCGGCACTCAGCTTATAGAATTGATTAAACGCTATGTATCCTAGATGTACGTGCTTCTCACCTTTCTGTAATGCCCTGCGCTTTTTTTCACACACATGAGACATTAACGTTTTTTCTCTTACGAATCCTGTTTTACAGTACTCGCACCTGAACGGTTTTTCAGAGCTTGACGCCTTCGATGCCATGTTCTTCAGCCAGTTGTTTGAGTTCTTTTTTTGTAGATAATCTAGCAAGCAGTTCGGCCTCGTCGTTTTTTAGATGCGGATGTATTTGTTGAATTAGTTTAATAGCTTTATTTGTGCCAGTATCTTTCTTTTTAAATCCGATCCAAGGATGAAAGTGTATCTTGCCAGTGCCACCACTTTGACACAATAGTTGCCACTGTAGCTTAGGGTGCTTAGTGCTTAGCGACAACCAATTCTTATTATAGAATTCATTGGTCTTAAACACTGCTAGTTCCTGGGCTTCTCTATTACCGTTAATGCTACTAGCATACCTATTTAGTAGCCAGAAGCTAACTTGCTTTTTCTCGTCGTCTTCTAGTTCATCCCATACTTCTTTAGCGCCCATATCAATAGCAGCCAGTATATCCTTAATTGGAAGTTTATTCGCCATCTGCAGGCCTTACTGGACGTTCTGTTCTGTTGCCGTCTTCGTCAAACCACATAGTTTTTAGTTGAACTCGTTTCTCTGATACAGATAGTGTTCTATCTACGTAAAATACCTGGGCAGCGTTTTCATAATTACTGCGGTGCGCCTGTCGGTACTGTTCGAGGATGCCGTTAGGATTCTCGTTTCTGGTTCTTGGATCTTTAGCAGGGTCGTAAGGTTCTTGCTTGAATATTTCTGATAGATCCTGAATAGTAGTCACTGCATTAAAGTCTACATCTGCGTATGTTTTTGGCATGATATTCTCCTAATAGTCTCTTATAGTATATAATAGTAGGTTACCAACAGTTTGTCAAGCTGTTTCTGCAGGGTTACGTTTTTCTTGCCCATTAGAATAACCTCTCGTAGTCTATGATTTCACATTGTCTGCTAATGTCTTTTACAAAGAAAGCACACAGTGGATTCTTGCCTTCTGTAATCGGAACCGAAAGTAGTTGTCCGTTTTTCATTTTGGGAAAGTACCATTTTACATCTGTGTAGAAGTTTGTAATTTTGATCTCTGCAAAGTCAAAGCTAAAGCTAGACCTTGGGTTAAACAAGAACGCTTCAAATCCTCTATCATTTAAGCTAGTTAATGGCAGCACTTCTAGGTCTGCATTAACCTCTGCACATCCAACAGCGATGCTCCAATCAACTGGCATAGTAATTTCTTTGCCACCGATTTCTAATACCATTGCAGGGGCACTAAATGACTCCAGAAATATTAGCGGAATAAAGAAAAAGTCCGGATTCTTGGGGTCTGAGTTATCCAACACGCTAAATCGCAAATCATCTTCTATCTGTTCTGGTAGCTCATCGAGATCAAAGCTATTGTTTTCTAGTGTAAGAATTCTCATAAATTACTTGGGTTCCTTTGTTTGGATAGCTTTAAACTTCTTACTCATCATATCTTGCTCCCAGTCTATCTTCTCGATTGTATAAGGATACTGGGCCTCAGAATAGAACTTTTTACGTGCTGCTAGGTGACGTTTGGCGTATTTACAAGTTGACGTTAGATCCCATATTTGAACAAAGTCCTTGTCCTTTGCTTTACGCACGCCACGTCCTATTGACTGTATAACTCGAACGAAACTCTTGCCTGGTTCGTATAGCACTAGGTTAAAGATACGCGGAATGTTGATACCAACTGCTGCTACCCCATAAGTAGCAACGATAGTCATGTTAGTCGCGTTCTGAATCTCATCGTACGACACTTGCCGATCGTTAACCTTAACACTGCCACTAATAAACACGCTGCCAGGTATTAGTCTGTGTAACTCTTGCCCAGCGCTAATTCGATCAACCAATATCAGTGTGTTACCTGAATCACTAACTTTGTTCATTACTCGAGCAATGTAAGCAAGTCTACTAGGATCTGTAACTAGATATTTTAGCTCGCCTTGATAGTCGCGGAATACCTGCGTATCCATTAGCTGCATTACGTTTACATGACAGTTAGACAGTACTCCGCGGTCCTGCAATTCTTTAGCACTAATCTTGCCAATCACAGGACCAAGGCTTGCGTGAATACTTTCAAACTCGAAGGCTTCTTTAGGCACGGTGCCGGTTAGTCCCCAACGAATAGGTGCGTTTCGAAGATTCTGTGTGAGCAGTTTTTTCAAGACCTCGGCCTTGGCTTGATGTACTTCGTCTATGATTACTGTGCTTACTCCGTCTAGGAACTCTGCCAGACTTAGTACACTAGTGCCTGCTTTATTTTTCTTGTCCAAAATGTTAAGAGATTGCCATGTGCAAATAGTGTGAGTCTTGCCCAGTTCTTTCCTGT